AGATTATTCATAGTGCTAAATATGAGGGATTCTGGTTTAATTTATGGATGAAGTTTAGGGAGCGTACTGGGTTTTATAGTAAGTTTATTGATGATTTGTTTAGGAATAAGCAGTTAGATGGGGCTTGTAAGATGATTGAGAGGGGAAAAAGTGATGGATGCAAGTGAGCTAGAAAGAGGTGGCGGAATTTTAATAGGGCAATCTTGGTTAGAATCTAAAGGTGCAAGCAAGGACTTTATCAATTGGTTTTTGGCTTTTAATAGAGTTGAGTCAGTGATAGATGGATTGAGACACGATAAGTTATATGAATGGGCAAATATGTTATTGGTGTGGTTAATGTCAAGGGAAAAGAGGATTAAGTATGCCATTCGATGTACTGAGTTAGTAGCTTCTTCGTTGAATGGGGTGTTTGATTCAGGTAGTGATCCAAGATTTGCAATCGAAGCCGCGAAGAAGGTATTGCTTGAAGATACTAAGGAAACGAGGAAAATAGCAGAACAGGCTAGAAATAGAGCTGACGCTTGTCTTAAACTTGATTTAACGGAAAGACACAGGCAGGCAGTTCTTGCTTGTTCTTACACGGCAGAAGCTGCGACTTCTCAGGAAATAGATTATCCTTGGAACGTAACAGCTTTTGTTAATAGTGGATTTAAAATTAATCCTGAAGACTTCAGGGATGGAGCAAAAAAGGCAGCTTACCATGCGGCAGAAACTTTAACTTATAGGCAGTTTAGCCTTGGAGGTTTAAAATTCCATTGGTACGTAAAGGATAAAAAAGCTCATTATTTTAAAGTTGGCGATCAGGGGGGCTGGGAGAAGATCATAAATATAGGGCAAGGGATCTTAGCAGGTAGAGAATATGAAACATCTCTTCCTATCTGGAAAGAATATGAAAAAGACAAAAAAAAATGTGTTGGGGTGTTTTATCCGAGGATTGGAGAATGAAGTCTAAGCAAGAAAAGTATTTAATTTCTATAAGCAAGGAATTTTCAGAAAAGATGATAACTAAACTTGGCAAGACTAAGGGTGTTACTTGGGAGTATTTGCTTAAGAGGTTATTAGAGAAGGTTGAAGGATTGAAGGAAAATAATGGTTAAGAAAATTTACGGGTATATTCCAAAAGTTGAATCAGAGCCTGCTTATTTAGATGATTTTTTGCCATTCATTGAAAGCTTAGTAGCCTCTAAAAGGTCATGGATTTCTAGATTAAAAATGTTTATGATTAATTTTATGACTAGATGGTCTTTTAAGCTTTGGATGATTTATCGTGTATTAAAACAAAAAAAGGAAAAAAGTAAGTTACTATAAAGCCAATGGGATTTAATAATTTTTACGATTTAGATAAAGGTGATCTTAATAAAGCTTCTGAAAAGAATACAGAACATAGGCTTGGGCGTTATGTTTATCGCAGAATTGATAATACAAATTACACAATCACTTTAAACCAAGATCATTTTATTGAATTTCATAATCTTACGGGAAATAGAACTTTAAACTTACCTGATATTGCAACCGTTCCAGTAGGACAAACTTATATTATTATGAAAGATGGTTCAGGGCATAGTATTACTTTAGATCCCTTTAGTTCTCAAACGGTAAACGGTTCTGCGACTTATACTCTTAGTGGAAGCCATAAGACTATTAACCTAATTGCAACCCCAACGGAGTGGCACACATGGTAAAACGTATAGAGCCATTACCCGAAACGCTGCCAATATTTGATACTGAATATCTAGACCATAAACTAATTCAAGATTTATGGCAAATATTTATTGCTTTCCGCCAAGATCCGAATAGAAGCAGTAAAATTCGTCCTACTGGCGATATTGCTATGCGGGTTTATACAGAAAAGCTAAAGGAACGCGGGCATGGAAAAAAAAACAAAGCCATTGTATTAAATATAATGCACCGCTATGGGTTTTCTGAACGATTTAAAACGGGAGAAAAAGCTTATCTTCGCAAGTTTAAGGAAGCAAACAAACAAAAGGAAGAATCTTTAAAAACTGAAGCTCAAATGCACGATGAATTAGGGAAAGAAGTTTACGAAAAAGCAGTTAAAGCATTAGCTCAAGGTTATGGGTATAAAACTGTAGCTACAAGATTGAATATTCCCGATGATACCGTAAAAAGTATATATCATTCAAAACCAGTACAAGAATTAATTAAGGATTTAAGGGATAAATCTTTACGCAAAACGGAAACTGAAATATTTGAGGAACTTATGGCAGAAAATAAAGAAATTAAAGATAAGTACACGCAGATGATACCAAAGCTTGCTCAAACGGTAGAAGACTTGCAAGCCAAAATGGATAAGTATATTGAAGATCCCGAGGCTTATGGGATTTCACATGAAACTGTTTTTAAAGAAAGCTTAAAGATTATGCGAATGTTCGGTGAAGCAACAGACCAATTAACTCCTAAAAAAGAAGTTAAGGGCGGGCAAGACGAAGCGTATAAGATTATTATAGAAATGTCTCAAAAAAACCAATTACCAAGTGCAGAAGCAGAAAAATTACTTGAGGCGAAATATCAACCGCCAAAATTACTGGAATGATTTTAGATAGACTATACACCGATCAAGATTTTACCCCAGAGTTTATCACTTTGAAGATGAGCCAATGGGCGAATGATCCTTTTCTTTGGATGGTCGAACAAGTCTTTACGATTGATGAATCGGATAGAGGCAGTCCATTAAAACGCTTCCCGCCTTACGCCTATATTAAGCATTTAATTGATGAATATTTTAAAAACAAAGTTATTGTTGTTAATAAAACAAGGCGTATGATGGCAACGCATATTTTTAGTACCCTAATGGTGCATCAGCTTTTATTTGTTCCTTATTCTGAAAATGTCATTGTTTCCATAAATGAAGATAGAGCTAAAAAAGTTATCGCTACAAGATGTAAAGCGGTATATGATAAGCTAGATTTTCGCTTTCCTTACCCTAAATTAACTGAGGGGAAAGAGATTAGAGTCTCCGAAATGCGAAATCCTTTAATTGGTTCAACAATAACAGCACTGCCATCAGGTTCAGATAAGTGCAGGGGTCTAACAATTACTAATGCTTTCTATGATGAATTAGCATTTCAGCAGAATGTAGATCAAAACTTAAAAGCTTTAAAGCCTGCCCTAGAAGGTGGAGGAAGGGCAGCTTTAGTATCTACTCCACGTTTTGGTACTAAGTTCCAAGAGTTAGTAACCAAAATCGCTAAAAATTCACAAATTGAAAAGTTAATGACTGGCTTAGCTAAATATCGCAATGAATATAACCAAACTGTATTACAGCTTCATTATACCGCTAATCCGTTTAAGCGTAGCGACGAATGGTATCACTCTGAACGCTATGGAGCTTATCCTAATGGGGAGCCGATACCTGGGGCATCAGGGGTAGATACATATACATGGGATCAAGAATACGAACTTAAATTTACCGTTCCAGTTGGCAAACCTGTAATTCCTGAATTTTCTAGAGAAATTCATTGTGAGCCGTATAAAGATTGCCCATTTGATGAAGATTTACCTTTGCATATTGGAATTGACTTTGGCTCACATTATCCAGCAGTTGTATTTTTGCAGAGGGATTCTTTAAATCGCTGCATTTTGCATGATGGAATTTTAGCGGAAGACATGGAGCTAGAAAATTTCATGGCTTTAATCGCTGAATATATTACTAAACATTTCCCCGATGCCGAATATATTTTACATGCAGATCCAGCAGGGAAATCAACTAACAGTCAAGGTACTGCACCGCCTGCATTTAAGATATTAGAAAAGTTTTTTAAGCGGAAAGTTCACGGGATTAAATCTGCTCCATCCGATAGAGCTGCCGCCATACGAAATAAAATGTCTCGCAGAATTGGCGATGCTATGGGGATAATTGTTAATCCTGCGGGTGGAATGTTTATTTCTAAAAATGGCGATAAACGAAATGGGCTATTTATTGAAACTTTTGAAACGGGCTGGGTTTATGATATGCCAAAAGAAGGGGCGTATCATATTAAAGAAGAGCCGAAGAAAGATGGGTTTTATGACCACTTAATGGATGCTTTAGGCTATGCTTTTATTGATGTATTTCCTTTGTTAAAAGGGAACACTATTGCTAGAAAATCCAAGCCTAAACGCAAATTTTTGCATTATTGAAATAGAAATATACTTTAGGTGTAACTTAACCTTAAGGAGATTTTTAAAATGGCAAGAACAAATTTAAATATTGTTGGCATTAGAGCAGCAAACGCAACAGATTTAGTTGATGTTACTGGAGTTGATACAAAAGATACTATTGCTCCAATCACATTAGGCAGAACGGATATCGTGGCAGTTGGTGCTAACGCAGCAAACGGGACTCCAATTTCATCTTACAATGGCATAACTTCAACATTAAAGCAAAGTTTAGCTATACATTATGATTTCGCAACGGATGGCGGAGCGATTGGTGTAATTCAACTTAGAGGCGGCGTACTTCCAACAAATGCAATTATTACAAATGCTTGGCTTGAAGTATTAACTGGATTTTTACCAACGACAACTTCAACAATTGCACTTGGTGTAACTGGTGCAGCAACAGCATTAAGAGCAGCAGCGGTCGCGACAGGTACTGTAGCACTTGATGCAGTAGCAAGAGTTGCGGTAATCGCTCCACAAACTCCAGCTTCTTTCGTTGCTAAATCTACAACTGCAAACAGAAACTTTATTATGACAATAGCGTCAGGTGCTTTTACAGCAGGGCAATTTGTTCTTCACGTTGATTACGTTGTATCTGCATTAGATACTTCAATTGCTGCAACTAACTAAAAATGGCTGATGTAACTACTGTTCTATTAAATGGCGTAAGCCCTAGTACGACAGGGACGTTTTATTCTCTCGGGTTCTCGACAAGAGACCTGAGGGATATTTCGTTTTTTCTTTTAATGCCAACAACAACTGGCACGACCAGCACGCTAGATGTATCTATCGAAGAGTTTGACACTATAGATTCAAGTGGAGCCCCAGCGAATGCAGAAAGGATTAGAACTGTATCACTTACTACTCCAGCAGGCAGCGTGGTATCGGCTTTCACTCAAGTGGTAGCGGGGACAAGTTCGCCAAATGCAACGCTTCAACAAAAATTAAATTCAAAGGATAACAACCTAAACAAATTTATTCGTGTAAAATATGTAGTAACAGGAACTGCAACGCATTTTACTAATATCAATGTAGTTATGGCAGCTAACCAGAAAGTGTGAACAAGCTTGATATAAACGAAATACCAGACAATCAGCTAGAAGCTTTCTCTAGCCATATCAATACTTTAATCGATTCAGTAAAAAACAATAACGATTTCTATACTTCAAGGGCGATTATAGATAAGGTCATCTTGCAAGATGAAGACATTGATTTATCTGATCGCAACAGTGTAGTTTATCAAAGACTTAATAATGATAATTTAATTGAGCGTGTTGTTGAAGAAGAAGATGTTGATGAATTTTCAACACTTAAAGACCCTATTCTCTATCGTATTTACAGAACATGGGTGAATAATATTAAGAACGCATGTTTCCCAACAAGTGGGGATTATGTAAACATTGATAGAAATTTTAGCTCTCAGTTTTACAAAATGGGTTTAAAAAAGTTTTTACCTCAAGTTAATCAATCGTGGATTAATATTATTAAAACTGAAAATCAAAGGTTTAATTTTAAAAAGAAATATTCAGCAGCAATAGCCGAATTGGTAGCTTATGGCAATACTGGGATTATTCATTATTTTGACCCAGTAGATAATATTGTAAATATTAAAACCCCAGGCATTGGAAGATTTAGCATTTATCCAATGACAGATAATTGGAGAGAGTCAAACCTAATTTTAGAATACGATGTAAATTATAGTGATTTATTAAACCGTGCTGATTTAAACCAAGACTTAGTTGAAGCAATTAAGCCAATTTTAACTTATAGAGATTTAGGGGACAATCAATTTGTCGGTGCTACATCTCGCATGTCGGACATTTCAAATCAAGCTCCATACGGTCAAGTTCGCTGTTATGATTTGTATTTACCGAGTGTTTATTTAGAAAACAAAGAAGATCGCAAAGACCCAATAATTGCAAGTGGTGTTTATATTACCGCCATTCAAGCACCTGAAACAATTGAAGGAACAGATTTAGAAGCTTTTGGATTTAAGGACAATCTTGTAATTTTAGCGGCACATGAAGGGGCAAGCCCTTATGACCACGGGATATGTTTAGCAGCAGCAGGAACAACTTTGCCTGGAGTGTTTTATCACCAAGGGTTTATTAGACCTTTCTTGTCTCATCAACTATTGTTAAATCAATTGATTTCAGGAACTTCTAGAGTTGTTGGTTTATTGTGTGACCCACCATTGAATCTCCTTCGCAATCAAGATTATGATTATGAGAACAGGACTGAAATCCCAGCATTTGAGCCAGGGGCAATGTATGAAGGGTTTGATGTTAAAGCTTTAGTTCCGCCAGAGTATAATCAAGTAGTTTCCCAATATGGAGCTTTAACGCAGGTAGTAACTAATATTGTTGAGCAAAGCTCAGGATTAAGCAAAGCTCAAATGTCGGGCGTCACTTCTTCTCGAACTTCTGCAAGTGAAATTAAAGAAGTTGTATCAAGCGGGCAATTGAATATAGTTGATGCTTCTAATCAATTTGACGAAGAAGTTTTACAACCTTCTGTTAGTAACCGAATTATTTTAACTCAACAGTTTTTAAGAGAACAAATAGAAGAGATTGAAGATCCTGCAATGCGTGAAGCGATGTTGCTTGAGAATCCATTGTTTGAGCGTTTATTAAACTATTCAGGGATTGAAGAAACTTATGAGCAATTTTATGAAGAGAATCAAAACGAACTTGATAAAAACTCTGAAATTATAGATATAATAGAGGGATTATTTGGGGAAATTGAGCAGCTTCAACAATTTGCAGCTTCTCCACCTAAAGATTTTGTACCACCAGATGTTACGATAAATCCTGAAACTTTAGAGCAAACCCCGAACGCAGCAGAGATTGAGCAGCTTAAAATGCAACATGAGCAAAACGAAAAGGCTCAACGAGATCAAGCTTTAAATGATGTTAAGTTAAAACAAAAAGAAATTGAACGTAAGAAAAAAGAAGTTAATGCAAATGTTCAAGAAATCCCTGAGCCATCTTTAGGTTTATACTATGATTTACTTGTTTATCCAATTAAAGAATCAGATGTTCAAATCACTGGATCTAAAACGACTTTAAGCAAGGAATACGCAAGACAAAATTTAAAAGAATTTGTTGGCTTCTTGCAGGCAGCACCAGACGTATTAGCAGAATACGACATGAGTTCAGTAGTAGAATACTTTGCTAGAACTTTATCAATCCCATTAAGCAAACTTAAAAAAGACGAAGCAGAGAAAAGAAGAGATGAAGCGGCTAGGCAGCAACAAGCAGAATTTGAGCAGGAACTTCAATTAAAATATGCTCAAAATCCTGGGGCTCAACCGCCAAAGTTTAGATAAGTTATGCAAGGTAAAGTACAAAAGTTTATTAAAAGTGGAAGCAATCAATTTGACGCTTCACTAGACAGAGCCATTGAAAAAGTTAAAACAACATACCCAAGTGAATGGCAGCTTATTTTAGATTATATTGATTCTCAAGCGACAATTACGCCTAAAGTATTGAATCTCACAATAGATGAGGCGGCAAAAGAAGCTTATGGAGTAGCGAAGGTGTCAAAGATAGTTTATAGATTGACAAATTCAAAAGAAGAATAGATAGGAGCAAGACAAGATGACTGATGAATTAAATATTACAGAAGACCAAATCCTTGATGGAGCAGAGGCAACAACAGAAGAAATTGTAACAGAAGAAGTTCAAGGGATTGAAAGTTGGCTAACAGAAGACGAGCCAGAAGCAAAAGAAGAAAATAATGTATTACCTAATGCGGTAAAAGATTTGTATGCAGAAATTGAAGCATTAAAAGCGGAAAAACAAAAACCTGCACAACAGGAAGAAGAGAAGCCTGTAGAAAAAGCAGCTACTTTAGCTGAAATGCAAAGGCTGTTAGATCAAAGAGATCAAGCGGCTAGGCAAGAGAAAATACTAGAAGCAAATTACAATGCTTGTGCATCGGTAATTGATTCTTATTTAGATGGGGTAGACGCTTCAATTAAAAAAGTTTGTGGAGACGATAATGAAAACAAAGACTTTCTAGTTGATTACGCACAAGAATCTTTACAGCTTGCAATTTTGCGAACTCGAATAAAGGCAGAAGCCGCAGGAAGAGTATTAGTCCCAGAAGATATAAAACGCATAGGGAAAGAACATGCTAAAAAGTTTGTATCTGTTTTAAAGAAATTTGAAAAAGGTGGTACTCCACAGGAAACTAAGGCTGCAGCAATTGGTACAGCAGTTAAGCCTTCAAGTCTCAATGCAGTAGAAAGAATAAACTTTCAAAAAGAATATACAAGAGCAAAGCAAGAAGGGAAATTAACTTATCAGATGGCGAGAAAGGCTTTAGATATGGGCATAAGTTTGAAATAAAAAAACAGAAATATACTTTAGATGTACCCCTTAAGAAAGGGGCAAGTCTAAGGAGATATTTCACAAATGGCAAACCCAATAAACAGTGTTCTTTCAATCAATGATGCAAGAACGTATATGGAAGATGTCCAATCGGACATCATTAAAACCTCTGGAGTTAGAGCACCTTTCTTGATGAAGCACATGAGAACTGTAAGCAAAATGGGTTCTAAGGTTCAATGGTTTCAACAAGCAATTTCAAGGGGTGTATTAACTTTATCTGGTAGTTATTCAGCAGGTGCTACGACTATAACAGTAAACGCACCAACAAGAGCTAACCCTTTTGATACCGAAATTAAGCCAGGGGTAACAAGATTAGTTAATCAATCTGGTTCTGCAAAATGGTTAATCACTGGAGCAAATGGAACATTCACAAGTTTAACTGTTCAGCTTTTAAGTGGCTACTCTGACCCAACAAGCTTGGCTTCTGGAACGCAACTATTCACAGATAGATCAGGCGAGATTGGTGATGGTTTCGGGGCAAATAATGACGTAGCATTAGCAAGCTCTGATTACAATTTCTACTCTAATTTCTTCCACGATATTCAAATCGCTGGTCCAGTAGCTAATGGTAAATTTAATTATGCTGGTATCAATGAATTAGATTTCAGCAATCAAGAAGAAAACTTACTTCCTACTATGATCCGTATGCTCGAAAGAAAAGCACTTAAGGATATTCGTTTAGAGGGTTCAAATCCATTAACAGCAGATGGTTTCACTAGAACTTCTGGTACTGGAGCTCAAGCGGGTGGCGTGAAATTCTACATCGAGAATGGTGGTGGATACACTGTTACTGGTAGTACTGCAAGTTTAACTGAGGCTACAGTAGAGGCAGACGTAATTGCCCTTAGAGATCGTGGAGCATTACAGGGTCCTAAAGTATTTACTAGACCAACTGACCTAACAAACATTGATATGTATGTATCAGAGAATGGTTTATCTGCTCTACAATCTCAAGTTCGTTTCCAAAGAGAAAACGCTCAAAATGCTGATGGCGGTTTAGGTTCATCTCAAGCGTATCACATGCTCGTCAATGGCTGTAAATTAAACGCTCTTGTTTCTGATGGTATTGGCGACAATGAAGTAATTTACATTCCTGAAATGAACGATAACGTAATCATCAACGTTATGAGAATGTTTGAAAAAGTTGGTACTCCGTTTGAAGATGGTGATGGAATCAAACAAAAATACGGTACTACTTTTACAGAATGCGTAAAAGCTCCATGGACTTTAGGTTACAGAAATAACTTAGTAGTTATCTAATAAAAAAAAAGAGAGGGGAAACCCTCTCTCTTTTTTCTTGCTCAACAATATAACAATAGCATTAAAGACAAGTAAGGAGAAGATATGCCATTTTTAGTATCAGGTGGAGCCCAAATTTACGATGGAGACATGAAGCGTTTTTACAATAAACCGCATCCTGCAACAGGTTTATTGGAAAAAGTTTTAGTTCAAGATGGAGAATATAAAACTCCATTACGCTTAGGCTTTGGGGATGAATGTAATTTTATTGCAAGTTCTCCTGAATTTAAAGAAATTGTTTACAGGGGCGTTCCAAATTTAAAAGATAAAAACTGGATGGTTAATCCAGTATGGAGAGTTCCATCAAATCGCTACTTTAATCTTATTGAAAGAAGCGGGGATGAAATAGATTGTATGCCAATGTACCAAGCATTTAAGAGGCTATTAGAGTTTTACAAATTAAATTTAACTCAACCAGATCAGGTGATATGGTATGAGCCTGATATTGCTGACATTATGATTCAGAATTGGGGTTCTCAGAAAAACTGGCACTTCCCTTTATGGTTAATTAAAGAATTGATGAAAATGGGTGAATTTGAAAATGCTTTAAAACGTAGAAAGTTATCTTCTGACGGTGGCGAGTATGTTCTGACTCAGCAAGAGTACGAACAATTAATGGGAGCTATCAAAGAGAGGGAAGCGATTGAAGCTGAGACATTAGAAGAAACTGAATCTCTAGGCTTAAAAGTATTGCTTAAGAGTTATTACGATGGCAAAAAAGCTCAAACAGTTAGAGATGCAATGCCTGCGGCTCAAAAAGCAAAAAAGCAGAATAAAGATCGTGGAGAATTGCAGCAAATGATTTCAGAGCAATTTGAAGAGGAGCAAAAAACTGCCAATAACGTATCTTAATTTATTAAACGATGCTAGGGGGTTGGAGGCTGATTCTCCAATCCCTTTAATTGAAGCAACGACTGCGACAAGCGGCAATGCTTTAAAAGGTATTCAAGCAGTAAACCAAGCGGTACAGTGGGTTCTAGAATCTTCTTCTGATTATGATTTTTATAATCCTGTAGAGAATTTAACAGCTACACTAGGGAATGGTATATTAACAGCTCCAACGGGTGGCTGGGATCCTCAGCTAATTACTAAATTAGTTTTAGTCGAGGCAGGGGAAAACTACTCTGAGATTTTACCTCGTTCTAAAACAGAGGGTAAAGAGTTAGAGTTCGTTAATACTGACCAAGGTAGACCGCTTTATTATTACATTGATGAGGGAGTAGTTAATTTAGTTCCCGTTCCTGATGCGGCTTATACCGTTCAAGCTTTTTATAATTATGAAATGCTTAGAATTACAGCAAGCAATATATCGGGTAACATTATTTTCCCTACTAGCTTTCAAAGGGCTTTAGTTTTAGCGACTCACGCATGGTTAAGAAAAACTAAAGGTGATCCTGAATGGAGACAGCTTTTGGATATGGATGCAAAAGAGGCATTAAATAAGGCGATTATTAAAAACAAGTTTAATTTAAAAGTTAAAGGTCGTAGAAAGTTCAGGGTTAGATCAAGGGATAGGAATTGGTAGAAGCCACACAAACCCTACTGATAAATGATTTTAGCGGTGGTTTAAATCTCCGTGATGCTGAAATTGCTTTACCTTTAAACGAAACACCAAGGGCTTATAACTTTGAAATTGTTACACAGACAGGATTACAAAAGATTAATGGCTTTGAAAACCTTTTTGAGTTTTCTTTCCCTAGTCATATTAGCTGGGATTATGTGGATGTATATACTGATGATGATTTGAATTATTCAATCGTTGGAGTTAGTTATCCGAATATTTATTTAATCAATCCTGTATCTGGGGCTTATGAATTAATTGGAACTGGATTACATAGCATTGGTGAGCCGATTGGAGTAGAAGCTAACGGTGGATATTTTTTAGTTGATGGAGCTAATGCACCAAGGTATATTTATAAAAAAACAGTAACTACAGTTACATGGCCGCCTGTTTATACAAATAATAATAATGCTTCTGGGAATTTAGACGAAAGCCCTTATGCCACGGCAGCTAATCCCACGGCTAGCACCGTAGGCTTTCCTTCGGTAGCAGCATTTCATGCAAATAGAATATGGTTAGGTGGAGATGCTCGCAATCCACGTAGATTATATGTTTCCAAGATTGGGGATATATCAAACTTTTCTTCTAATGATCCGTTAGCTTTTGATATTGCTTTCTTTGTTGATATGCCCGTAGTTAGACCTACTGTAGCTTTAAAGGTTTTATCAAACAAAAATTTAATTGTTTACTGTGATAACCAAATTGTAGTTGTGCAAGGTATTAACCCGCCTGGTACGGCTTATCCTCAACCTCATTTTTCTTTTGAAGTTTTAAATAGCGAACTTGGATGTTTAAGCAAATATTTAGTTCAGGCTAAGGGCGACAATGACCATTATTTTGTAAGCAATCAAGGGCGAATTTTTCAGCTATCAAGTACCGATAATTTCCAAGATGCTAAACCTTTTGGTTTAACGCATAAGATATTCCCCCTTTTACAGCAATATGATAATGAAGTTTTCACAAGAGGAAGATTGATTAACTTTCCTTTAAAGGGTGAATTGCAGTTTTGGTTTCCAAGCAAAACAACGAAGCGTTATCCTGACCAAGCTTTAGTATTAAGCTATGGAGATCAACCCAGTAGCGAGACGTGGAGTTTAATTAAAGAGTTTGACGAAGACGAAAACATATTAAAGTTAAGGTCATTTTATCTAGATAGGGTTACAAATGAATTGGTTCTAGTAACAGATAAGGCATTTTTGCAAACAAACAAAGGCTTTAATTTCAACGGAAACCCGATTAAGTCTATATACCAATTGGCAACATTGGATTTCGGGCAACCGAACAATACGAAACAAATTACAAATATTACAATTAATGCACGTTCTTCTAGCGGCACAACAATAAAAGTAAAGCATACTTGGGAGAATGGGGCTTCTGGCTCCGAGGATGTTCAAATTCCTGCATTACCAAATAGCTTTTGGGGTGAGGCTGAATGGGGTGTTGATATTTGGCTATCTAGTGCAGGGCTGCCAATTGTATCTAAAAAGTTTACTCCAGCAAACCCAACGGGCAAGTATTTAAAGTTATTTATTGAGCATACTTCTGATACCGAAGATGTCATCATAGACTCCATTGTTATAGATTTTCAAACCATAGGTAAAGAGTAGGATTATACTTAATATATATGGCTAAAAAAGGCGGTTCTGGTAGTGGTGGCGGTGGCGGAAAAGCTGCTACAGTTGCCAATTCTTTAGGAAATGTTAAGGCTAGTGGTATTGGTTCGGCTATTGGTACTGGTATTGGTACTGCGGTAGGTGGTCCAGTCGGCGGGGCTATTGGTGGTGTTCTTGGCGGTGCGGCTGAGGGTGCTATCGGTGGAGCTGCTCCAAAGTTCACATCAGGAATTACAGAAACAGATATAAACAAAGCACGCGGCGATATCAACCAAGGCTTTAGAAAAGGGAGCGATATCCTTAGGGGTGGCGTAACTTCTGGTTCAGGCGTTGGGATTGGAAGCTTAACTCCACAAACCGCAAGACAAAGGCAAGATGATAAAATCAGAGCTTTTGCTGAGTCGGCATATTTCCAATCTAAAACTCCTGCACAACAAAAAGCTTTTATTGAAAGATTTAGAAAAGGTGAACTGAAAGCAGGAGGCAGAGGTTTAGTTAAAGAAGCCTTGACTGGTGGTGGCGGTTATAAATATGATCCTGCCACTGGAAAATATGTACCAAGTGAAACAGACCCATTCTTAACAACTCCATCTGATGAATTAAGAGGGCAAGGGATAGAAAACACTGGTGATATTTTTGGCGAGATGGGAGATTTAACTTCTTTAATCGGTGAAGATGTTAAAGGTGCATTAGAGTATAAACAAAATTTAAGAGATTATTTTTCTAATCTTACTGGGTCAATGGATCAAGAAGGTTTAACGGCTCAAGATCAAGCAGATTTAGATGCACAATATACATCAGGCAGAAGAAGAGTTCAAGAAACTTTAAGAGATGATCTCCAAAGAACGATGGGTGATTTAACGCAACGTGGGTTTAGTTCTTCTAGTTTATCTAATCAAGCCTTACAACGTGGAGCTTTTGACCCATTAAGCAGAAACATAGTAGATTTAGAGGCAAGCCAAGCAGGAATGAGACAGGATATATTAAACGCTCGTACCTCACGCAGAGGGCAAGCGTTTAGAAATTTACTTGGTGCTGGAGCTCAATTGGGTTCAGGTGGATTTAGTAGTTTAACTTCTGGTATTGTTTCGCCAACTGCTTACGGTGGCTTTACTGATCCTCAATCTGCTGAATTTATGTATGGTGCTTTAACTGGTCAATCTGGCAGACAAGATACACGTGGCACTAACTTAGCTACAATTCAAACAAAAGATAGGATGATTCAGTATTAATTATGCAAAACTTAGGCGGCAGAGGATGGAGAGTTTTATCAGGAGCAGTCGAAGGAGCTAGCAACGCTTACGATGAATACGCTGATAAAGAGATCAAAAAACAAAGAGCAGAGTCTTTAAAAGAAGCTTTGGGCGGTTTAGGTTATGACAAGTATAGCCAATTCGTAGATCCTACTACTGGTGGATTAAATGAGCTTGGTAGTACATTTTTAAAAAGCGATTTAGACCAGCAAGAGATGCTAGCAAAATATGCAGCGTTAGGGGATTTAGAATCAATGAAAAGATCAGGGCGTTTAGCGGCAGATAAAGAACTTGCTGATTATAAACATGGTCTTGATTATGGTTCTGATATGAATTTACAGAAAATGAAGTTCGAGCAACAAAAAGAATTAAGAAGATTATTCCCTAGCACTGGTCGCAGTGGTGGGACTGGTGGTAAGCCTGATCTGCCTTTTGATGTTAAATTAAATCAAGATCGTGCTAAAAAGTTAGGCACGCAGAAAAACTGGGAATCTTACATTGGTGAGACAGGTGCTAACATGCCTTTATTAAATACTGGTGGAATAGACAGGGGAGCAATCCAAAGCATGGTAGGTGCTGGAACAGCTCCAGCTAAGTGGAATAATAAAGTAAATCAAGGCGAATTTAAAGGTAGAGCAGCTTTAACTCCAGAAGCTTATGCAGCAGCAAAAGCACAAGGCTTTAGCTTTCCTAAAGGTACAAAGATCGGGGTATCTCCAGAAGAGGCTCGCATGATTAGAGCAAGGTCTCAAGGTATTATTCCACAGAGCAATCAAGGCGGTGTAATCCAAGCTTTAACGGGAGCTATTAAGAATAGAGCAAAACAATAGATGGATCTTATTGAGTCTATTAATAAAATAAAAGCAAAAACAGTAGATCCATTATTGGAAGATCAGGCTATCAAATATCTCGCAGGGAAGGTACAGAAAGGGCAAATTAACGAATCTAATGTAAATGAGGTTGTGTCTAAGATTAATTCTGGGCATATAGAGTCGGGTGGTTTTGCGAAAGAAGCCATAGCAGATGCAATAAGAAGTGTCCCCATAGCTGGTAAAACAATAGCAGCGGGGATTAAATCAGCAGCAGAGATTCCAGCTTTAATGTTAGAAGTTCCCGAAGCTGTAAAAAGCTTATCTTCTTTTGGTGGAAGGAAGGGCGTTAAGCAAGCATTAGGCGGGGCTGATCTAGCAGGTGGCTTAGCTCAAGCTGGAAAGTTTACAAGAGATTTAGCAAGTGATGTTACAGGGATACAAGACGGGCAAGGATTCCAAGATTTGCCAACTGGGATTGGTACTATAGCAGGGGGTTTAATTGGCGGAGCTGGGTATCTTAAAGCTATTGGAGCAGCTACAGAAGGTGCTTTAGCGGCAAACATATTTAAAGATTTAACAGCTAAGGGGATTGCAAAGACAGCAGCACAGGCGGGAGTTAAAAGATTTATAGCAGGTACAGCAGCTAATACGATAGCGGGTTCTCCATTATCTTTATCGGCTTCAATGGACGAAGAGGGGAACATTAACCCTAAAGACTTAGCTTTAAATTTAGCTATAGATACTGCATTCGGTGGAGTAGTAGAAGGTGCTGGAGCAGCATTAACAAAGAATTACGGCAAGCAAGCTTTAAGAGAAGCGGGCAGAATGGCTCAAGGGCAAGAAGGTTTCATTTTTAGGGGCAATAGTAAAGAGTCTTTAAAAGGGATAGCTGAAACAAATAGGGCATTTAATAGACGTAATGTAGAAACTTACAAAGCTAAAGGTGCTAACGAAGCAAGAGCAGCAGAAGAAGCAAAGGCAGCAGCAGCACTGAAATATGAAAAGATTGAATCTGATTTAATGCAAGCTAGGTCTTTGACGGAACAAAGACAAGGGCAATTAGCAGAAGAACAAACACGCTTAGGGCTTAAAGATGAGACTAGGCAGAATGTATCCACCTTAAATGAAATGTACGAAGCTGAAAAGCAGACAGCATTTAAACAAGTAGATGCAGAGCAAGATAAGTTAGTATCTGAAATTCAGAGAGAAAGCGAACAAAAAACAAAAGATTTAGTTAAACAAAAAGCTGACATAGACAAGCAAGAACGTACATTAACTAAACCGTTTGATCTAGAAGAAAAGAATTTAGCTAAACAACAGAAGCAAGTTAATGACTCTTATCAACGTGCTAAAAAGCAGGCTGAGACGGAGCCTGTTCAAATGGAAGTTAAACCGTTAGCCGATGAAGAAATATTAGCTCTTCCTGAAATCAAAGAAGCCAATAAAGGATTTGGAGTTTTACAGAAAGACTTAAGCTCTCAGGTTAAAGCTAAGATTACAAACATTAAAGCGGCAGCAAAAGGAAAAGCCGTTAAGTTTCAAGAGCAATTAGCAAATGCTCAAAAAGGTTATGATGATTTTCTTGCAAGACAAGCTTCTACAACAAGTTACAAGAATGAACCAGCTAGAAGAGCAGCAGAGGGAAGAGCGGCAAAGGCTAAAGCTAAATTTGAAAACTATAAAAAGCTTCATGCAGAAAAGATTGCACAGCTTAAAGAAACAGTAGCAAAGCAGATAGACACGGTTAAAACAAAACAACAGCAAGCATTAGAAGCAAAGCAAGCTGAAATAAGCCAATTAAGAGCAGATGTAGAAACAAAGCGTTTACAAGATATAGAACTGCAAAAGCAACAACTTAAAGAGCAAAGACTTAAAGCATTGGATGATGAATACAATGCAGCTAGATCAGATGTAGATACTAGGCTTAGTGTAACTAATGCTAATAGAAATCAAGCTGTATCAGAGTTTCAAGCCAAGAAACAAGCTTTACTAGAGCAACAACAAAAGCTAGAGCAAGAAGTTAAAGACAAGATAGATTATCTAAACAGACGCAGAGAGGTATTAAAGAAGCAAAAAGAAGTTGCTTTAAATCGTCAATTTAAGAAAGATGCGTTAAGAGAGTACAGAGCGAAGGTGGGGATAGAGACTCCTGTTTTGCGTAATGCTGATGATATCGAAGTAGATCGAATGATTGCTAAAGAGGAATTAGATCAGATTGATTCTCAACTAGCAGAGCTTAGAAATAAGATGAACCCACCAGATACAAACGTATCTAAACAAGGAACTAATATCCCTGCGACAACGGCAGAAACTTTTTATGCGGATATGATGCAGGCAATGTATCCAAATAATAAAAAGTTAAAAGCGAAGACAGCTCGTCATGGGGCTTTTGTAAATGATGCTGACATTCCAACTGCAACAACTAAACCTGAAAATATTGTTGTGAAAAAGATAGGTGAAGCTGGAGATTTTGCAAATGATGTATTACAACCAATGATCTCAGGATTAAGAGATGTATCAGCTAGGCTTGCTGGAAAAGTTAGACAGTTTGAATTTATGGCTGCAAAAAAAGTTAATAAATATTTAGAGCCTGCTGCGACTTTCTTTACTAAACTAAATAGATTCCTAACTAAAGAAGAAAAAGAATTGTTCAATTCATATCTTGTTAAGGGAGATCAAGAAAGTATTTTAGCTTTCCTTAGCAAAATAGATGCACAGGGCAAACAATATCAGGAATTGCCTGCTTTAATTAAAGCTCCTGTTAAGTTTTTAAATGCAGAAGATACAAGCAGAGATTTTCTTAAACATATTAATAAACCTTTGACTGAACAATGGCAAGCGGTAAGGGAAACGCTAGACGATTTACACGGGCAGTTAGAAGATGCTGGCATAGAAGTTGGTTATATTCAAGATTATTTCCCTACAAGCGTTAAGAAAGATAGCGTTGATATATGGCGTGAAATATTCGGCATCGGCACAGAAGAAAGATCAGCTTTTGATGCGGCTTTAAAGCAAGAAAGAAAAAGACTTGGAAGAGATTTAGACCTTGACGAAGAGAACGAATTTATAAACAAATACTTAAGAGGTTATGGGAATACAAATAGCACACCAGTATTAGCAAACTTAAAAGCTAGATCAGGGCTTGCTCAAGGCATGGAAGGATTAACCTTTAGAGATGCTAAAGGCGAAGAGCGTTTAATCTCAACTTTATATAATGACCCATCAACAACTTTAGAAAATTATATTAACAGGGCTACTTTTGATATAGAATCTAGAAAATTCTTTGGCAGAACAGAAGAGGGATTGGATACGAGCATTGGTGCTTATGTTAATGATTTAATGGTATCGGGTCAAATCAAGGGATCTGATGTAGACAAGGTTAAAGAATTATTGACTGCTAGATTTGTTCAAGGTCCAAAAAAACCAGCAGATTTTACAAGGCTTGGAAAAGATTTAGCGATAGGCTTTGGATTAAATGATATTGGTTCAGCTTTAGTTCAAGTCAATGAAGTAGGGATGAGTTTCTATCGTAACGGTTTATTAAATACAATTAAAGGATTAGGGCAATCTTTTGACTCTAAGGCTTTAAAAACTTTAGATTTAGGTATCCAAAGGATTGGGGCTGATTATGCAGATGCTCCATCTATTATGCGTGCAGCGGTAGATTTAGGGTTAAAACTAAACGGCTTTAAGGCAGCTAATAAACTAATGCAAGAAACGCAAATTAATGCAGGCTTTAATTACTTTAAAAATGTCTTTGCTAAAGAGAAGGGAGCTAGGTTTAATAAAGAATACTCTTACCTAAAAGGTGCTTTTGGAGCTGAGGAAGCGGATAGAATGGTTGATGCCTTTAGAAGCAAGAGCCTGCAAGAAGCTTTTGACGATC